TTTGGGATATACCCCTCATCCACAAATGTCTGGAAGGTTGTTTTCAAATCATCAGTGAGAATTGTATCACTGATTTTGGATGGACGATATTTCTCCACCCATAGTATCACATCATTCATAATATATCTCCTTGTCAAAAATGTTTCACATATGCTACATTAACTAGGTTAATGATTCATATATGTTACATTATGCCGCTTCAAGTGCAATAAAGTATTCAATCGTCTTGTTGACATTCACGAAATGTGAAATGCCTTTCGATGAAACTTCTACCTTGTAGTCGCCAGACAGGAGTTTTAGGTTTTCAACCTTAAAGAAATATGTGAAGTCAGAAGATGCATTATCACCAACCTTGATTGCAAAATCGTTTGAAGTATCGTTCTTACGATCAGTCACAGTCAGATTGATATCACCACCAGTTGTTCCAGTTAGAACCACATCAGGCACACCAAGAACGGCAGATGCCTTTTGGATTTGGTTGAATGTATCTTGTGTAAATGTAAACTCTACATCTACAGATGGCATTTGAATCTCAGTCTTTGGTGCAGTCACCACAGAAGGATCACTAAAGAAGTAGTTTACAGAACTACCACCACCCTCTTCACGCAACTTAACTGCTTTGTCGCCAAAGTCAAGTGTTGGTTTTTTGAAGAGTGAGAGTGCAGACAAGAATTCATTCAAGTCATAGATTGCAAACTCATCATTGAAGGTGTCTGGAATAGTTGCTTTCGCAACGATGTTCTTCATTGCAGACATTGTGTTAATCACATTACCATTCTTCACCAGAAGATTCTGGTTAATGGTTGAGAAGTTCTTTAGAACGTCACGAGTATCATTACTAAGATTCATTATTTGTTCTCCATAGAATCATGATTATGTAGAGCCATTATACCATAATGGATCACCTTTAGCAAGTCCTTTCGGTTCTTGCCATCTTTTTTTCCGTATCGTTGTGCATACTTCAAAATGTTGCCGATACAGAAACCTTCTCCATGGCCTGAGTCCATGATGAATTCTGTTGCTTGAAATTTGTTTTGGGAATAATGCTCGCCATAAGTTGCATCAATATATTCGGCGAGTTCTTTGAGGACTCTATCCTCAGAATATTTGTATTCGATATTTTTCACGTTTACATCCTATAATCACAAGTTACACATAATATAACAAAAAAATTCGTCTTTGTCAAGAGGCGAAAGTGGCAGTTTTTGGGGGGAACTGCCAAACCCTAGATTTGCAACACAGAGTAGGTTTTCGTGTTACCTTTGGAAGACTTACGAACTGCTTCCACTATTATATATAAGGGAAAAGAGGGCCATTTCAACCCCCTCTTCAACTTTTTTTAAGCAGCCTCTGCGTATTCCAACGCCTTGTCTAGTGCATTCAACTTAACCTTACGGTTACGTCCATACCATGCAGACTGTAGGCGGGAATCGCCTTCACGACCCTGTAAGTGGTCAGTCATATAAGTGACTGCGTTAAATGCCTGCCACCAAGAACCTTCTGCAAAGTTTGCACCAGGCTGTGTCTGCAACTGTTCGTATGCAGTCTTAGCGTTACGAGAAGTGAATGGAATCACATTATCCACTTTCTCTTTTGCAGGCGCACCAAACACTTCATTGAAGTATTGGATTACGTTTTCTCCAGTAGCACGTTTGCCACCCAAGAATTCTGCCATTGATTTGTATTGTTCCATTTTCTCACGAGCAATACCCATCTGTTCTTTCACCATATCTGGATCGAATGCCTTACGGTGATTTACTGTAACCATCTTATCAGACTCTTGTGAAAGAGAAAGAGTAAGAGTGTTGTTACATACCACACGAATTGGTGTCATACGAATATTGATTGACTTACCAAACTGGTGTGGGTTAGTGAACAGGAAGTAGTTATCTGTCACGTCACCGTTGAACAATTCGAAAGACTCTTTGGTTTTTGCAAGCGCCCAAACCATCTGTCCATTCTTCAGTGAACCAGCGGTATGCATTTCCATGTCACCCGCCATAACGTAGTCATGGAAAAACTCAAACGCTTCTGAGTTCTGCACAGGGTTCCAACCCTTACCAACAACGTCCAATACTGAACCGTCAGAAGAACGAACAAGTGCCTGTTTGCCTGGCACAACAATACCAGAGTCAGTTGTCATATTCTCTTTCGTAACTTCCCAATCAAGTCCAGCAGTTACCATAAATTGGTCTGGTGTCAAGTCAGCAGGGACTTTCTTACCTAAACCATGCCAAGGAACCTCACCGACATACGCCATTTGAGCTTCACCGTTCACAATCTCAAGTTCATGAGCCATAATATAATCTCCGTTTTCTCAGTTTATATACACAGTATAGTCTGTTTTCACAACAAAGTCAAGATGTTTTTGCAACATTTTGAAATAAATCTTTCGCACTCACGAAAGAACCATCTTCCAATTGGAACTCCAAATCAGGCAAAGAACCGTAACACACACGGCGGTTTACCACCTTCTGTCCATTGATTTCATTTGCAGTCCAAATCTGATTCATAAAATCTTCAAGTTTCATGTTACGCTCCAAGTTTCTCAAGTTCACGTTTAAAATCTTCAACCATCAGAAGTCCAGCCTCGATTGCCTTTTCATCGCCCAATGCAATGTAACGCTTCAAGTTAAACTCTGCCGCCTTCAAGTAGTTTTCTAAAATCTCACGCATTCTCAGTTCCTTTTCTCAACTTACATATACAGTATAGTTGTTCTAAGAACAAAAGTCAAGCGTTTTCGCCAAAAAAAATCCCTGTAAAAACAGGGACTTAAAAAATTTATGCAACTTTTTTCATTTTTTTCTTGGCTTTCTTCCATGCCATCTCAAGTTTCAGTTTGGATGCCATCATAGTAAAGTTCTTGCCTTCCATATGGTCATACTCATGTTGGAAGATACGAGCGGTTAAACCACTAAACGCCCCTTCTTGCGTATTCCCATCAATATCTGTGTATGTAAACTTGATTGCTCTTGGACGTTTAAGATTGAGGAATAGGAATGGATAAGACAAACACCCCTCTGAGAACATCATCTGTTCCTCAGATTCCCAAGTGATTTTTGGATTGAGATATAGAGTAACCTCTTTCTTTTCCAAGTTGGTATACATGACAAATGCACGAACTGGAATTCCAACTTGGTTTGCAGAAAGTCCAATACCGCCAGTTGCAGCCATCGTGCCCTTTAGATTATCAAATAATTCTTGAACTGTCAAGTTGTGTTTTTCTTGAATTTCTTCAGCTGTTGTTTCTGGTAACTTCACCATAAGTGAAGGGGAGTCTGGGGGTAATAGTTTGTATATCATTGTGCAATCCTTGAGAAATTTTTCACCTTTTCAAATTTAAGAATACTTCTAAACTTATCGTATAGAGTATCACCCTTGTGTGAGATAACGAATACATTCTGGTCTGAGAACGTGTTCAGAATCTTTAAGAAGTCATCTGTTCCAGAACCATCCAAAGACGAATCAAAGATTTCATCCAAGATGAGTAGGTTCGTGTTTGTAGAGTTCTTCATTTTAGCAATAGCACGCCATGTGAACAGAAGTGCCAAGTCGATACGCATCTTCTCACCTTCAGAGAATGATGCATATGAGAATTCATCACGAAAACGAGACTTGATTGTTTCGTTGAAATTCTCATCCAAGTTAAACTGAACAAAGAAGTCCATTGAACTTAGATATGTGTTTACCAACTTATTCATAATTGGTAGATACTGTTTGACAATCTTAGTTTTGATACCAGAGTCCTGTAGAAGATTACGAGCCACATCAACGTAGAACTTGTCTTCATTGAGTTTAGACTTGTTATCTTCAATCAGTTTAATTTGTCCTTTCAGTTCAGATAACTTTTCCTTATCCTCTTCTGACACAGAACCAGACTCATAGGTTTCAATATCCTTCTGCAACTTAACATTGAACGATTCAAGTTCTTTGATAGAGGTGCGAATCTTTGCCATCTCTACATCTAACTCACGCATCTTCTCCAAGTCTGCAAGGATACCATCTAGTCTTTCTTGTTCTGCTCTTTCCAATCCTTCAATATCTCTGAGAGCGTTAGAAATTTCTCCGATTTTTCCACTTGTAAGTTCGATCTTCTCCGACTTTGTTGTTGCATCAATCTGTTGTGTGCAAGTCGGACATTCATCGTTCTCCGTGAAAAACTTGATTTGCCTTTCATGTTCACCTTTCTTGTTTTGTAGTGCAGCTTCTGTCTTAGATAGTTTGTTGAGTTTCTGTTCTATCTTTGTTTTTGTTTCTGCATCAAAACTGATCTCTGTCTTCTGGATCTCATGAGAATTAATCGCTTCTTGTTTGCTTGTAATCGTCTGTTCGTTTTCACTTACCTTTGCCTTATTGTCATCAATGATTGAAGTTTTATTCTCCATAATATCACGAATGAACTTCTCTTGTAAAGTGATTTTTTCTTTCGTCAAGTCATACTGATACTCAACCCCACGAATCTGTTCGTTGAGTTCCTTGGTTTGGCCTTTGAGAAGGAAGTTCATCAGAGAGAAAATCTTGATATCAAGAATGTCTTCAACCACTTCACGGCGTGCCTTGGTAGGCAACTGCATGAAGGGGACAAAGGTAGAAGAACCAAGAATAACAACTTGTGTGAAGGAACGATAGTTGAGTCCCATAATTTGTTGTTCTAGATACTTCTGGTGATCTCTTGCATTTGCGTCTTGGTTAATCATCTTATCGTTGACATAGATTTCAAACTTGTTAGGTTTGATGCCACGAATAATCTTAACCTGTTTACCAGTTACTTCAAACTCTACTTCAACAACGGTAGAACCACTGTTGACTGAGTTAATCAACTGTTTCTTAGAGATATTACGAAATGGTTTGTTGAACAATCCAAAACATAGAGCGTCAAGAATGGTAGACTTACCAGCCCCATTCTCTCCAATAATTAGTGTGGTTGAATTCCTATCCAACTGCACTTCTGTAAATTGGTTTCCAGTTGAAAGAAAGTTCTTCCAACGCACATACTTAAAGGTAATCACAGTTCCAAATCACTCGCTTCTAGATATAATGATTTCATCATGTTAGTCAGACGTTTCTTATCTAATGTCACGTCCAGTTCTTCAATGTATCGTTCTAACAGAGTCAGTGTATCTTCTGCATTCTGAACGATTTCATCGTTGACGTTCTCTGCATCCAACTCAGAGAAGTCTTCTACAATCTTCACTTCATGAGCGCCAGACTCAGATAGAACTCTATCAATAAATCTGTCGAACATATAGAAGTCTTTTTTGTTGACTACAACAATCTTAACAAACTTCTCTTTGAGAGATGCAATATCAAATTCGTTATAGTCTACTGTGGAGTCATCGTAGTAAACCTTTTCAAAGATAGTGAATGGGTTTACGATACGATCAAGTTGACGTGTT